GTCCACCTGAATCGGTGTCAAACCATGTTTCTCCGTCTGTGGGGTTGGATGGTGCTGTGTCTTGTGTATAGGTTGCTGACCCGCCAGCTCCTGATCCTGTGATGATCACATTATTTCCGCTCACTGCCACTGTGACATTTCCTGCACCAAGGAATCTTATGTTTGGTGCATTGTTTGTGTCATAGGATGTGCCGGTCGAATCATCTCCTACGAAAGTGAATCCTGTGCTTGGTCCATCGATTGTGAGCGTGTCGCCGGATAAAGATGTTGTGATGTTTGTGCCACCTGACACCTTGAGTGTGTCGGTGCTTAGATTTAAAGTTTGTGTTGTGGATGTGTCGTCAGCCAACAGCAATGAAGCTGAACTTGTGCTGGATCCATCTCCTGCCACAATTGGAATACCGCCAGGAGTGACACCATCTGAAATTCTTAGTGTTCTATCACCGTTGGGGTTGGCATCATAGAATAGATATCCTATCTCCGTGCTGTACTCTTCAGCATCTCTGGTGTTTACCAATCCAGCTTTGATCTTTCTGATCGGCACCCGTTACCCCTCCTGTGTTTCTTGAGTTTCCTTGTAGATGTTCTTTAGTTGTCCCAAATGATCACTCACGTTCATTGGATTGGAATATTCATCCTCTGTGGTGATCTGATCCAACAGTGCAGATGATTTGCCCTGTTCTGCTTTCTTCAATTCTAATTCTTGTTGCAGTGGAGACACAGAATATTTTTGTTCTGTGCCGTCCTCATTCTTTGGTCCATCTGATGCACCTGCATTCACTGAAATATCTTCTCCATCACCTGGTATAGTGATGTTTATAGGTATATTGATGTTGATACCTCGTTCATTAAGGAATTCACGTGCTTTCATACAATTGTATTTATGAGGTCATAAAAAAAGGGCGACTAAAAAAGCCGCCCTTTTGAAAGTATGATTACTTGAATGATACGTTAGAAATGCTAATTCTTGATAGATAGTCTGCCGCATTACCAAGAGATGATGCTGTGTTTGATAACTCAACATAACCATATCTTGTTAAGAAGCTTACTACCGGTTCGAATGTAGCAGGATCTAACACAACGCCTGATGACATTAACGGAATGTATGGGCAGTAGAACGCGGCCGCATCTGCTTCTGATGAACCTTTGTATCCTACTAATACATCTGTACCTGTACCTGCGTAACCGTCAACGTATACTCTCATTGAGTTGTTTAAAGTTCCTACAAACTTAGTGTTTGTTGGTGCTTCAAATACGCCTTCAGTTGATCTTGCGAACGCAGAAGTTGTTGCTGATTGTAAAATTGTCAAAGCTTCTGAAGAAACAACAGCCCAGTTAGCCGCGCCTCTTCTTGTTCTTTGAGCAATTAGGTTTGCTTGTTGGTTGATTAACACAGCCAAAGCCGCATGTTCGTCACCAACGAATGTAGCAGTACCTGATACAGCAGATTGGTCGAAAGCTGCCGCCGCACTACCAGCCAAAGCTCTTAGAGATGTTAAAATCTCTTGGTCGATCTCTGCAGTAATCTCTTGTGCTAATGCCGCCATGATTTCTGCTTCGATGTCGATACCTTGCTGTGCTTGTGCGTCTTGAGCCGCTTCAAATGTCCAACGTGCTGATAGCTTTCTTGATTTAGCTTCAACAACTTGTTTCAAGATCTGTACGTTTAGTTTTTTACCAGCCGCACCTTCAAGTGTTGCAGTAGCGGCACCTTTTGCTGGGTCGCTGTCGTTACCTGAGTAACTTGATGCAATCTTGAATGGAGATAATGCCTCATCACCTGATGCGATGTTTGTTGCACCGCCAGTTGTTGTGTCAGCATATCTTACTCTTAGTGTGTGGATTTGTCCAACCGGACCTGTCATAGGTTGTACACCAACGATTTCGTTGGCTATAACAGTTGGCATGACCCTTCTGATTACAGGCAAAATAACTCTGTTCAGAGTTGCTACGTTACCAGCTGAAGTCGCTCCAGCAGTAGCCTGCTCTGACAGGTATTTGCGTGTGTTCTCAAGGACCACATCCATATTTTTGGCTTTAGTACCTTCAACACCTTCCATAAGTGCTGACTTAGTCTCTTGCCATTTACTTTCTAATAAAGTGGATGTCATTGTATTATTTCCTTCCTTAATTAATACCTGCTAATTTGCGGATGTTTACTACATCTGCATCTGTTTCATTTGCCTGTGTTGTTGCCTGTTTTTTGTCGCCTGTTGTTTCTGTCTTTGATTCAGAAATTATCGTTGACTTTCTCGCATCTTTCATCACATGTGGAAGATACTTGTTGAAAGCCGTTTTCAAGTTGTCTGTCTGCACTGTTTCAAGTAGATTGCCCATTACATCCTTCTTGTCACCTGACAATGGTTGTAACATCTCGTTCAAAATCTTATCTCTTCTGTGTCTGTTTTCGATCTTTTCTTTTTCGATCTTAGTTGACTCATAGAGTTTTGATTTCTCTGCAATCTTCTCCTCAGCTTCGTCAAGTCTGCCTTGTAACTTACGAATCTCGGAAGTTTCGTGTAGGTAAGAAGTTAGATACTCAGAAGCATATGCTTCGAAGATCTTTCTACCAAAATTGTTTTCACGAGCCGTTTTGATGTCCTCTTTGAATTGAGTCATCTCTTTAGTGATGTTCTCACTAATGACTTGTTCTACAATTTTACTTGCTTTCTTGATGAATGCACTTCTGATCTCAGCAAATTTTTCTTTTGCTTCCTTCACAAGTTTCACTCTTGTTTCAACAACAGATCTCTTGTCAGTTTCGAACTCGTTGAGTTCTTTTGCAAGAGTTTGTGTAACAAACGTTTCAAGTGTTTTGACTTGTTCTGCCGCTTGTTTTCTGTCTTGTTGTAACTCTGCCATCTCGTTAGCAAGTTGTTTTGTAATGAACTTTTGTAGCATCTCCATGTGTGGTTTAACGCCAGTCTTGTACATTACTCTCTGAGCCGCAAGTTGTTTTCTATCTTCAACAAACTCAGCAATCTCTTTTTTGAGTGCTTCGTTCACCATGCGGTCCATTGCTTCTACCATAACGGACTTATCGTGTTCGTAACGTTTCGCAAACTCTTCTCTGACTTCGACTTTAGCTTCTTCTTTGACTTCTGATATCTTCTGATCCCATGCCTCTTGAATTTCAGCACGGTTTTCTTCTGTTACCAGGTCTTTGTCAAGGAGTTGTTTGATTACGTCTAACATTGTGATTGTCTCCTTTATAGTTTAAGATCCCGTATTAATTGGATCACTCCCTCTTTTAGATGTTTCTGTGCTCTTGCATCTTCTTTGATCGCTTTCGCCACTTCCAAAACTTTATGTCCGTGCTTCATGTTAAGAAGACTTTCATAAATTGGAGTTGGATATGCGTTCGGAGCCGATGGTTGAGCCACAACATCTACGGTAATCATATCGAAATCCGATACATTACCACTGCCTTCATCTACATTTCCTGAGCCTCTGCTTGATACGCCTAATTTTACGCCTGATTGTAGCATTGTTTCTACAAGCTTACCCATTGGGGTAGGTAATATTTTTAACTTTCCATATCCGTTGTGTCCATCCATCCACATAGATGTCACCATGTGTGATACTCGATCCAAATTAATTTTTAGATCCTCTGGATGGTCCACTTCGCCGAGGACACTCTGGCCCCCAGCGATTTGGTCGGATACTTTTTGTACTGCTTTGTTGATTTCGAAAGTAGGATACACTCTCTGGTTTGCGTTCTTTACATTACCTTGAATACAAATACCTTTCATGTACAAATCCTTACCTTCGTTTGAGGATTCAACAATGACCTTCGCTTGATCGAAAGTCAAGTGTTCACTTAGTACTTGCATATCCTATTTCCTTACTTTTTTGCAACCGGAGATGTCTTATCTGCGTTTGCTTCTTTTGTCATTGGAGCAGGTGCTTTTTCTAACTTAGCAGATTTGATTCCGCCTTCGTTCTTTGCACTCACGCCCATGTCTTTAGCAGTGTCACCAGTTAGTTTCTTGCCTACACCACCCTTTTCTTCTGCGCCGTCACCGATTTTGTGAGCGCCTGCGGATGTGTATGACTTTCCACCTTTTGCTGTTGGTGATTTAGTGTTGTCTGCACCTGATTCAGAGTGTGCCGCGATGCCTTTTTTGACTTCGTCTGCGTACTCTTTAACGATCTGGTCTGCATCTTTTGATTCTTCAACTTCTAAAGATTCTTCCGGTTTGTCATCATCTTTGTCCATCATCTTTGCAAACTCAGCCTTTAATGAGTCTAACTCTTTCTCTAACGGTTCAAACATTTCTTCTGTTTCACCATCTTGGTCACCATCGTCATCAAAATCACCGTCATGATCCATGCCACCTTCTTCGTCGTCTGCTGGTGCGTCCATGTCCATGCCATGTGCTTCTGCTTCGATGTCACCTAATAAATCGTCAGTTGCGTCACCGCCGATTTCTTCAATAGTTTCGTCTGTTGACTCAGCAGGCTCTTCAGTTTCTTCAACTTCTTCGCCTTCTTTGTCGTCTTCTTTTGTCTCTGATACTTCGGCATCTTCATCTTTGTCGGATGCTTTTTCAGTTTCAGCTACGTCTTCTGCTTTTTCTTCTTCTTTTTTCTCGTCTTCTGCAAGGATGCCCTCATAGATTTCACGAGATTTTTCTACAACGATTTCGTGGAACAGCTTTTCAGCGTCGTCTTTGTTTTCGTTGACAAGAAGATCAAGCAATTTTTCGAACTTACTCATAAGATTGTTCTCCTTTGGCAGATATTTAAGTTTAAGGTGAAAAAAAGGTCCCTTTTAAGGCTCTTTTTTGGGCATTTTTGATAAATGCTCCTCAAATTGTGAGTATGTGATGTCGATCCAGTTCTTTTTCTCCAGCAATCTGCCCGGAGACGTCTGTCCGTTGCGTATCACATGGTAGAAATTTACCTTGGGATGCTGTTGCACATTCTGTGTCATTTGGTTCAGCCAATTGCCGAAATATGTGCGTGATGAGTTGGCTGATCTGTATCTTGGAGTGCCCTTGTACATATTATTAATCTGTGTGCCCGATTTTTCAGCAATTTCACCCTGTTTGCTGAGACCAAAGAAATCCATGCCCAGGATGTAGAATTTTTTGAACTGTTTGATGTCCAGTGCAAGGCGCACAGCAGTGGGTCCGGAAGACCATCCCCAGTCTTTCTGCAGTCTGTGTACCCTTTGATCCTTGATTCCACCACGCGGATAGGTCCACATCTCCAGTTTGTCCGGCACATTGCGTTCGCAGATCCATTTCACTGTGCTGATGTCCACTGAAACCAGTGCGTCTGGCCAAAAATCTTCGACCACAGGCAGTACATTCATGCCTATGATGTATCCCTTGTTCTTCAACTTGTTGAGATCCCAACCTCTGCGTGATTCTCCGTTGGCGATTATGAAACAGGGATCGTTGTGTGGGTCATAGTTGGTGTCCTTGGGTGGGATAAATGCTGGTGCCTGGGAGGCAGGGGGTGGAGTTTTCTTTTGTTCCTGTAAAGTTTGTAATTTTTCTAAATTTTTCTTGGCGTGTTGCTTCATGTCCTTGTCGAGATAAGCATCCACGCTGATGTTTGTTTTGTTGAAGCAGTTGAAAGTGTTTTTGCCCGCAAGGTGTGCCTTGTAAGCCTCAATTCTCATGAGTGTTCTTCTTCCTGCCATATCAGTTAATAGTTAGTTTAGGCTATTTCTGCTGAGTCGCCAATTGATTGGCCATACATCTTTTGATATAATTCTTCTGAAGATTGTTTTTCGTCTCGTCTCGCCTGTAGATGATGTCTCAATCCGTTGAGCATTTCTAAAGTGAGTCGAGATTTGCGAGTGTCTCCGTCCATGTCATAGGCAGTGACATCATTTTGTGCATTGTATCTGGAATCGTCCACAGCATCGAAGAATTCAAACAAGTTCATACGTATATTTACACTTCCGCAGTGCCTTCTGGAGCACCTTCCTGTCCTGCATCCGGACTGTCTGTGACGTCAAGTGGTTCATCAGGTTCCACATCTCCTGTCTGAGCATCTGTGTCTGCGGAAATTCCGCCTCCTGTGAGTCCAACATTTCTAAGATCTGAGCCTTTGGCTGATTCTTTCTTGCTTTCGCCATGCTCTTCTGCCCACATTTTTTGATTCTGTGCAATCTCTTCTTCGGATAGTCCTAAGAAACGTTTCAGTGCGAAGCGTTTGCTCAAATATGGTGTCTGTTCGATCTGGCTGAATGCTTGTACTCTCTGGTTGTCCAGTTCTATCTGCCTGTATGCGGCAAAGTTCTGTGGAGTTGTGAACTTGAGATCAAAAACTGAAGTGTCGATGTTGATTCCTCTGTTTTTGAGGAACAGTTTGAATTCTCTGTTGATGGCTGGCACCACAATGTCCTGCAGTCTTTCACAGTATTTGTTGAATCTCAGTTCTTGGATGTATGCTGTGCCAACTCTGCCATCTGAATACTGTGGATTCGCTCCATCATCTGGACCTGTTGGAAGATAAGAACTTGGAATTCTCAATGCACGATACAATTTATTAGTGAAGTATCTTAGATCATCAATCTCACCAAGGTTGGTACCACCAGGCAGTGTTTCAACTTTGGAACCTCTACCTTCTGCTGTCTGCGGAAAGAAGTAGTCTTCGTTGATCGACAGTGGATTGTATGTTGCATCCATCTTGTTGCTTCCGCCCGATATGGATGGAATTCTTCTTTGGTGTATTTCATTTTTCACACGTTCCACAAATCCCATTGCCATGTGTGAAGGCATGTTGCCCACGTCGATGTAGAACACTCTTCTTTCAGGTGCCCTGTGGACTCTGTATATGATGATTGCGTCTTCTAATAATTCTTTTTGTTTGAAAGTCTTGAATACAGTTTCTAATATTGATGTGCCAAATGGAAAGTTGGAATCCAAACCTTCGCTCAATGAAACATGGCACACATGATTGGCGTCCACGGCATATTGATTGTATGTGGTTTCGAATCTGTTGCCGGCCGTTGCCGCATTGTATGAACCTGGTCCTGAGTATGCTCCACCCCTGTTCTGGCCATAGCCTTGATCGGCCATTGCTGACGAACCTGGTGATGAATACGTCACATTGGCAGTCACCTGTGATGCACTCAGTGATTCCAAATTCAAATTCAAATCTCTGAACACATACTGTTCCGGTTCCTTGCCCTTGCTTTCGTTGACAATGATCTTGTCACACTTGGAAGCATGGACATGGATCAGTTCCTGTGTCTCTGGATCTCTGATGAAGAATGAATCACCATACTTGAGTGTGTTGCGGAACATTCTGAATATTCTTCTGTTCCAATCGTTCAATGATGTAAACTGTTGCACAGCATCCTTGAGGATCAGTGCTTCTGATTCTGTTGGAGTGTCATGGAACTGTATGTCGAACGGAGTTTCTGATTGCTTGTTGCGTTGCGAACAAAATTCTGCGATGATGTCCAGTGCCGCATTCACTTCAGAGTCCTGATCCATCTGATCGTACTGGAAGTAGCGTTCCATCCTGTTGGGATGACCCGTGTACACTTCAGGTAGATATGATGTGTAGTTCCTTCTGCCCACAGCACCCATTGGATTGGACGCAGTGTTGCCACCACTCACGGGTGACATGCTACCATCTGGCTTGACTAAATTAAAATATTTTCTCCAACTCATGACTTATTATTATATGTATCTTTTTTCTGCATTGCAACCATTAAAAATAGCCATTGCCACTCATTGCTTTTGGTAACAGATCTTTGAGCAATTTCTCAATTTTTACCAGTGTTTGTTGATTCTGTGCGGCATAGTTCATGGATTCCTTTTGGAATTCTGATGTGGCCTTGTGCATGGTGGACTGCAATCTGTCCACAGCACCGGTTTCGTTGACCTTGCTCTGGATCTGGCCACTCATGGATTTCATGCTGGATTCCAGTTCAGGAGCCATGCCCTCTACTTGTGAAACAACACTGCTCAAGTCACCGCTTTGCAGTGCAGGAGCCAGGCTATCCATCAGGCTCTTCATGTTGCCCATCACGTTTTTTGTGTCCTTGCTGTTCAGCACTTCTCCGAACGAGTTGCCTATGGAAACCAATTCAGGTCCTGCTTCACCTATCAGTGCGGTCATGCCCGGAAATAATCCACCTCCCATTTGTTTTGGGGTGATATCCAATTGTGTTTTTTCACCAAGGATCTACTTGTTTAGAAATCCCTTAATTCCATCGCCGGCGCCTTCTGTGTTTTCCGCAATAAAATTTGTAATTGTTCCGAACATGGTGTCTACCACAATGCCTCCCGTGTCCAGTGCCTTCATTGCAAGTGATCGATCAGGGTCTCCGATCTGTGCCAAGTTTACGGATATGTCATTGATTGTTGTCAGAGCGGCATCG